GGCCGCGGCATCAGCAGAATTTTGATAGTATGCTGACCAAGCAAGGTCAACGGATACGCCGGCAGGCCCTGTAATCGTCGGACTGGTACGCTCGTATTGTATCTCCGGGAACTTGAAAGCGAGTGAGCTAGTACCATTGGCAAAAGTCAACTCTAAAGATGATTCAGTAGCATTAATTCCTTTGTCGATTAGGCTAGCATCAGTAAACAAAGCTTTAAGCGTACCCGTGACCTTTAAGATGCCTTCCGGAATATCGCCTCTGCTGTTACCATTTCCTACCGTGTACTGATCACCATCAAGCCCAAAGTCTACTGTGAAGTCACCGCTGGTTACCGTTCCTATAGTAATTCCACCCTCTTTCAAGGTTGCTTGAAAGTTGTTAAGGCGGTTCATGACCACTGTAGTAGGAGTAGTGTCGTAAGCAACTGTACCACGAGTTTCGCTTGCGCCTTTTATATCCAGATTAGCTACGAGCTCCCCATCGCCGCCAAAAGGCAACTTGAAGCTACTAACTTTGCAGCCGTTATAACGGAAATACTGCCCGATATCGGTAAAAGCTTTTTCCAGCACGAACGAAGGTTGCGTATTACCGGGCTTAAAAACATGTGTGTATGGCGAACTTGCGCCGGTATCAGTACCGGTTCCAAACATAACTCTTAGCCACCAGCCAAAAGCTGTAAGATCTAACGGCACTTCAGTTGAACCATCCGCCGTTATACGCCCCCTACCAGGCTCGACCGGGTTTCTATTGCCCGTAATAGTGCCTGTATCAATAATTGACTGCTTACCCGCTATTTCTAGCTTATTCATTGGCAGCACCTTACAATCCGGTGCTACTGGATTTTGTCCAAACGTGGTTTCAATATCAAGGCCAAGACGGCCCATAAAACCTTTTGCTTGCATAGTTTATTTCCCCCTTTATATTGTTCTTCTTGACCAAGAAACGCGGATAGTCGTTCTCGATCCTAAGATAGGACGCCTGCTATCTGCATCGCCTATTGTTTCGTCAATTTCCAAATTAATTAAATCCGCGTTGACGGTGTTAGTATCAATTTTTTGTTGTGCGTAAAACCATGCAGTCAACGTCTCTCTGAACTTATTCTCTTGTACGCTAAGAGCTGTATAACCATCTAGCGGATCAGGGTTATCGCTTCTTACCCAATTCTCAACGTAAAAAGTAACTACTCCTTCGCCACCATGATGTATTTGCTCGTCATATTCTCTGTCACGGATTAAGAAAATAGCTCCGCTTAAATTGTTGGCATCTGCGGATAGGTCAACATCTCCCGGTTCTAATGCCCCACAAGCAACGTGCCTAGCAACTGACTGCAACAACAGGTAGTCGTACAAAGATTTGATAAGGTCATACCAAACCATTTAATCAGCCCCTCTCAAGCGTTATCTGGCCGACCGCTGGCGATGTCAAAATGCCCAGCAGTACTTCAGGGTTGATTTGACTCTCCAGCGCATCAACTTGCTTAGCGAAGTAATATAATTTGTTCGCCCACTTATCCGTTGCATCCTGACCCTTAAACGCGGCCCCGCCGCCGCCTGCTTTTCTGCTGCACACCTCTCGGCATACCCACATAATGGCAAGCTTTTTAACCTTATAGGGCATTGGGTCCGGGATATCATCTATAGTGTATTCGCCAACAGCCATATAGCTTACCAGCGAACCTTTCGATTGTGCCAAGTCGTTCAGGTATTCGTCGCATTCGTCCAAAACCGTTGTATCTGCAATTACGACTGGCTTAACCAATTCGTCCGTGATATCAGCGGCTATTAATCTAGCCATATAATCCCGCCTTTCTTATAGCTTCCGTTGTGTAGCGGTCAAAGATTGCGTTTATGTTACTACGCTCCTTTTCAGCAGCCTCATACAGAAACGGATCCGCCTTAGTGCCTGGGTGGTGCACTACTTTAGCGAACACAAACTCACCGTTTGTCACCCACCGCAAAGCCCTCTTATCTTTGGGCCTTATTTCATGTGGTTTAGTTCCATCGTGCATATACCCCCCATAGCTACCACCGTCGGCCGTCTTAGTAATAGCCGCATCTAGCTTAATGCGTCCAACAACAGGCCAATTGCTCACTAGCCTTGTAGTAACAGACCGCTCAAGATTGCCAGTGTGAGTGCGGAACCTGTGTTCTGCCCTTGCACGTGTTTGAATAGCTCGCAAGGATACTCTCATCGCTAATCGCAGTTCTTCCTTGACAGTTGCAGGTGCTTTTTCAAAAGAGGCAATTAGTTCTTTAAGCTGCCGAATCTCTATTTTTAATTCCATATAAGCCCGCCCCCTATAGGCAAAAAAAGACGGACCTGCTAGAGATCCGCCTTTTAAACAATTTATTTGCTTGCATTTAACGCAGTTAGGGCTTCTTCTGCTGCCGCTTTTCCTTGAATACGGGTGCCGTTTGGCAATTCATACCAGCCGCCACCCACGTGCTTGGTGCCCTCGACTATTCCCTCATCACCTTCATGCAGCCAGCCGTCCGCCATGTATTCCTGTTCCTGATTACCTGCATTTACAATAACTCGTTCGTCGCCTTTAACTAGGACTATAGTTTTTACTTCTGTCATAGTATCTCATCCTTTCGCCAGGTTATTGACGGAACCGAACCGCTAATTCAGGTGTCAATGTCTTCACGCCACACAGCATATCAAGAGACACGACATCTTTCTTGTGTATCAGGTCATAATCGTACACCACGCGGATAGCGAACCCGTCAAAGTTAACGATAGCAGCATTAGCCGCACCCTGAGGAATTTCTAATTGGCGAGTAACAAGAGCAAAAGCATTCTTGTGAAAAGCTAAGTTCTCGGTAGCATTACCATTTAGCGTAACAGCCGCATCACCCGCCCAAGCAGCTTTAGCCGAAGGATAGAATTCTACCGCAATAGCATTGCTAGCAGCTGTAGCAGCCTTAGTCACAACGTAGGTCTGCGCATCTCCCGCTACAGTAAACGTGTCTCCTACTTTCAAGGCACCGGTTAAGCTGGTGTTATAAAAGCTACCGGTCAAAGCGCCCAGAGCCACGCCTGTTTGCACTTTAGCTGTCCCCAGAGTACCCTTAGTATGAGCGGCAATATGGTTATCCATAAAGGTATCAAACCCGAGGATTTGGCCCATATTAGCCTTGCGTAAAGCATCAGTCGTTCCGGATTTTTCAGCATTAACAAATTGATCCATGATAACAAAATCGGCTTGCGTTACTGCGCCCATAACTAAACGTCTATCAGCCAAAGGAACGTTTAGCCCATTCATAGTAGCAAGAGGCCCTTTCAAATCCGTAAATGCCGGAGTTGCAGAAATAGGAGCTACGTATGGGATATCAGCATACAGCCCGGCAAGGTAGTCGGCAATCTTGCCGGAAAAAGCTTCCATTGCAGGCTGTAAGAACTGGTCACCAAAAGATTCAACTGAAAGCGCCATTTCCTTCGAGGTGACGGCAAATGATACGTCAAGGTGTTTATCCATCTTAACGGATACGCTGCCCTCTGTACCGTCTTGCACGGAAATTTCGGTATCAAACTCGTTAGCTACAAAAGTAGCCGGTTTTCTTACCGTAATCGTGTCCCCTACTTTACCAACGAATTCAGCCGAATAATCGCGATGTACAAGTTGTGGCAATACAGCCACCTTTCTTAATCTTAAAAGAGCTTCCTTCGCAATAAGGGAAGGTGTTAAAAGTGTATTAGGCATTATTATTTTCCTCCTTGTTAGTCAACCTTTTCGCGGGTTGCTATATATTCCTCAACGGACATTTTGTCCAAATCTTTTTCAGAGCCGGAGCCGGTTGGCGGCTTGGACCCTGCGCCTGAATTTTGTGGGTTCTTAACGGCCCAAGGGTTAGCAGCAAGGAAAGCGCTTATACCTTCTTCTACGGCTATCTCTTTATCACCATCTTTGTAAACCAGGCTGTCATCATCCTTGGCAACTATGTTGTCCAGGATTAACTTCGTTAGCACTTCCGGATTTGTTGCGTTTCCAGCCTGTAAAGCCGCCAGGGCTTTACTCATTTTGGTGGCGCCGATGCGCTTGTCTTTTTCTTGCTGCCTGCCTTGCTTTTCGGCTGCAAGCTCATCCGACAAACGCTTGACGTCCGCCGACAATTGATCAAACTGGGTACCCATCTCATCCGGTTTCTTGCCGCTTGTCTTTAAAGCCTCAAGGGTAGTGCGAATCCCTGCGACTGCCGTGTCGACTTCGGCGCCGTCTTGGATTCCTAAGGATTGCAATACTTTTTGCTTGGCAGCTCTTTGCGTTGCCGCCTCGCTACGTAAATTGCTGATCTCGTTTTGCAAGTCAAGCAGCATGTCAGGACCATTTTGCACAGCCGCCAGGGCTGCGTAGATTTCTTGAAGTGTATGTTGTGCCATTTTAAAAACTCCTTTTGCCGCCAGGGCATATATTTTGTGGCCGCCAGGGCCTTGTTACTATAATTTACCAGCTATGTATTCAACTAGGTTAGGGTTATCCCTAATTAATTGGATTATCCCTTTTGCCATCTCTTCGGTGAAGGTTTCCCTAACTTCGTCCTTTATTAGCTCGTTGATGCCTCTCTCAAAAGTTATGCCATGTACAATCTCATGAACCAGCGTGATTATTTCTGCGCTATCACCTAAATCGTTAAGCACCTCAATCCTGTTTTGGTTATAAGTAATAGCACCACAGCACGCTTTGCAATCCACCAAAATCGGGCCTGCCGTTCTGGTTACGTTGTATAGTACTTGGTCTATTTTTACCTTATCTATCATTCGCTGCCCTTCTCTCTAAATTTTGTCATGGTTATTACAGCCTTGGTTTATCCCTAGCCATCTTTTGCTCCCCTTTCTGCCAAAAGAAAAGAGACCTGAATTTTATCAGGCCTCTACGGGTATTATTTTTTTTATTTTGCAACGTATGTTATTTCAACAATCTCTTCCGGTCCGACTTCCGGCCAAAGGCTCATATCCTCCTCTGTTTCAACAAGGTAGGCAAGCGGGTTATCAAAAACCTCTACGACAGTGCCTTTACGGCCATCTCTTAACCGTACTACATCAAGTTCTTTTGGACTTATCATTTCCTCCCTACCCCCTTTCCGGTAACATAAATAGTTGTCATTCTTGGTTGTTGCTCATTATTTTTAATGATCCACCCGGTAATAACATTGGCGCTTTTGCCATTAGGCCCCGTCAGCGTCATCAATACCTCAAATTTAACGCCGTGCTTTGTTGCCCCTTTATTTACTATGTCAAAATCACTTATGCTGCTTTTAACCTTGTCTGACAGATCCTTATAATTGTCTTTAGTATACCCCAAAGCTTTTTCAAATGCAACGGCTTTTGGGCCCCCTAGTTTGTGCTCTTTATTTAGTGCATATTTTACTAATTTATCCTTCGGTATTATAAGATTTTCACCTTTAAACGCTTTACCGTAATCAATATTGAAATCTGACTGTACAAGCCTTACAACAGGGTTAGAATGCCCTTGCCAATTTTTTAAATGCTGCTGCCAGTCTTCCCCTTTATTAAAATCTTGGGCGCCTTTTTGACCTAACAGGTCAGACTGTTGGCTTTCCTCAAGCCTTTCTAAGTACTGACGCCCAAGCTTTTCAACACTATCCGCTTTTTCCTTATTCAAATCAACTTCGCCCTTAAAAACCTCTTCCAGCAAACATGTGCAATGCGGGTGCGCTGGGTAACTAGGTATTTTCCCCTTTGGATAAATACCCGGGCCAAGGCCGTAAAGGTC